TCTATCAGAGAAGGTAAATCCATTAAAGTAATTAGGATCGTTCTCCATCGCTATTAGAATTTGTTTTGCTACTGAAAACGCATAATTTGCGTGATGATTCATATCTTCATTCCAATCATACATAATGGTTGCATTAGCACCAGTCTCTGGTAAAGCACCATAGTTTGGATGAATACAAATCATTTGAGATTTAATGGCTTCGAGTAATGCAATACAAGATGTCTCTTTCCATATATTAGGATATAAGAAAATATGAGATTTCTTTAATGCTACTAATACTTCATCATTTGATTTAACACCATGATAAGTCATATTAGGATGTTGCTCAATCTGTTCATATAATGGTTTATATGCTTCGTCTCGATTTTTCCAACCATAAATTTCAAATCCTGAATAGACATCAAGATGGATATTTTTGAATTCTTTTGCTAACGAAGCAAAGATTGGTACAAGTAGTTCTAAACCACGGTGAGGAGTTGTATGATATACGAAACGAATTGTTTCCATATCTTTTTCTTCTGGGTCATACTTAACTTCAACAGCATTATGAATAACAGAACATTTACCATAAGGTATACCGAACCTCATAATGTACTGATCTCTTTGCCACGCTGTCACAAAGACAAAGTGATGAAACTTCTGCCAGCCTTCATCTTTTAAAATTTGATTTTCTGGATCTTCCGATAAATCATGACACCAAAAGATATTTGGTACATCATCATATAATTCTCTGGGTCTTGATAAATGGATAGCAACCTTTTCAAGTACTTCCGCGTCCATGTTATCAATCAATCGTTGTCTCATCATTTCACTTCCGCCTTTTGAATTAGCAGACAGTTCTGAATCAATCACTACACCTTTATAAATGCAACTCATTTTATTTCTCCATTATTTTACTTGAAGGAATGACCTTCATAATTTCATTGTATACGTCAGTAAGAGCAGAATGAAACGCGCCTACTGAACCATTGTTATGTATTCTATATGTAGCAATATCCATCTCTTCATTAAGGACGTATGCTTTATCAACCTCAGTAGCTCCATTAATAGTATATTCTTTAATTAGATTACCATTAAAGTACTTTCTTGAATCTGTTGAATAGTCATGCCCTTCTCGAGTTAATTGAACAATGACAACGTTTTCTTTGCCAACTTTTTGAACGATAGGTTCAAGTTCTTCAACAAATCCACCATCTGCTAATGCATAGTTCTTGCCTTCTTCGATTTCTTCAGCAACTGACTGGCCAAAATAATCTAATCCTTTCTTTGGTTTAATAATATTCTCAGATACATGAATCATTGCTTCACGTCTTGACATATCGTTTAGAGCAAACTCTGACTTTTCTTTTTGAGCTCTATTGTTATATCCTTCCATGAACCATCTTTCATTAACATCAAAGTGTTTAATAGTTTCTTTAAATAATTGATACTTAAAACTGAGGTTCCCAAATTCAAAGGTTTCTTTGAATAAGCTTGCTGCTTCATCTTTTCCTGAGGCTGGTGGTCCGTTAAATATTACTATCATCTTTCTTCTCTGTAAGTTGTGTGAAACCGTATTTACAAATATAGTAGGCATCTACGATATCAGTAATAGGATTCCACGATTTGTTTATTATACCACATTTTTCTCGAACGTCAACCCCACATTCTTCTTCAAACGCTTCTATCATTAAGTCCTTGCCTGCATTGCCTTTTCCACAACCAAACTTTTTAATCATTGTTGGTGCGTATACATCGTAAGCAATTCCTTTCTCCCATAGTTTATGTTTAAGTAAACCACAGTTCTCTGCTATTTGAAATACTCTACCAACCGCTCCAAATGCGTATCCTTCAATTCCAACAAAGTCACACTCAAAACATTTAGCTTGAGACCAAGAACCAATGATATCATATCTGTCTTGATCGTTGAACCAAGTATCTGGATACATTGTTGCTTGATACTGTCCTTTCTCTCCAATTAGCAATTTCTTTTGCTTTACATAATAATAAAAAGTACAGTTATCGTAACTCCATTCTTCACCTTCATGAACACAAATTGCTGGACTACTTAAACTGTAGTCAACACCAGCGACTCTCATACCCAACTCCATAATTTAAATTATAGAATTATTTATTAGTTTTCTCGGTAAAAGATATGGGATCCTATATGTCCAATTAAATCTAAAGAACTGGCCCAATAAGGTTCAATGTAAACTGTATGGTAATGAGTTGCACCTTCTGTTAATCCTTGCATACGGCCTTCGTATATTGATTGATGAGCAACTAAGATTGATTCGTTCCATGCATCTTTTTCTGTAGGTTCATCTGACTTGCCATCACAATACCAACTGAACTGACAACGATTTCTCTTAGGTACAAGTACTTCAGGGTCTCTCCAAGAAGGTTTCATTTCTGCTTCATATATTACTGTACAGATATTATTAGGGTATCTACGGTCATTAACACGATTCATTACTACGTCAGCAACTGCAAATTTACCAGCAAGATTCTCAGATCTACTTTCGTGGTAAATATTAAGTGCCATACAATATGTATCACGAGTCATCGCAAATGAATCACCATGCATCCCATAATCGTAATCATAATCAATCGCAGTACCTTGAACCTTTGCCGTACCAAAAATCATTCCGACCATTAACGCTAGAGCCAAAAACCCAATTTTATTAAAGGTTCTCATTTGGAATTCATCATTATGTAATGCTGAGACAATTCATCGCCTTTGAGTTCATTACCAAACGTATGTATTAACTTATCGTTTTGATAACGTTTAATAGTACCATTATTTAATTCAACATCAGTTACAGCTTTACCACCTTCGGTATCTTGTGGACGAGTGTCATACCACATTGATGATAACGCATGACCATGAATTGTCTGAACTCCTTTAGCCCATTCAATAGCATCCATACGTATCTGATGATCTTCAACATCTTTAGTATATTGTGTCATATTATTTCTCCTAAGGTTTTTATACGATTAATAATCCTAATGCTAATCCAATGTTTAATCCGATTGAACAATATAGCAGTAAATCTTTATTGAAACTATATTCTATATAAGTCCTCATAGTTTCTCTCCAACAGCAAACCCTCTGAATGTTTTAAAACGTGGAAACCTTAAACTATATGCATCACCGTCTTGACTAATGGTAATTGCATCAGCGCGTACTTCTACAAGTTGACCAAGTACAGAGTCAAAGTTATTCCAAATATCATCCCTGTTAGCATCGCTAAGACCTGTCCCAACATTAACTTTGATATGTTTACCTTCGTCGGTGCCTTCGCAGATAAGAGCTCCTGTGCTTCCTTCATTTTTACCTGTTCCTTCTTCAATGTTAATAACCTTTAATGTAACTTCAATGTAAGGTTTCATTTTTAGCCAGCCGTAAGAACGTTTACATTCGTAGTAACCATTAATGGGTTTGACCATGATACCTTCATACCCTTCTTCTATTGCTGTGTTATTAATTCCTTTGAACTTATCAGCATCATCTTCGATATTAAGAACATCGTATTTCGTAACAACAACACAATCATCAAAGTACTCAGAAAGTTCAAATCCTTTTAATAATTCTTTTCTTTTAATTAGAGGTAATGTACCACTACCCGTTTGGAATTCGTCAAGCGGTAAAAAGTCAAACAATGCAAAGTATGCATCTTCAGTCTGAGCTCCTTCTTTACGATGAACTTGTTTCATTAATGATTGGAAATCTTTCGACATAACTTCACCATCAAAGACTAAGTCATCGAAGATCTTTTTACTAAACGCTTTTTCGATATGTGGGAAGTTGGTAAGTAGTTTACCATTTCGAGAATAGATGACTGCATTACTGTTTTGAACGATTATGATTGCTCTTACACCGTCATACTTATATTCTACAACGCAGTCTCCTGTAATCTTTTTAGGATTATTGTCACCACTGTGGGCAAGCATACAGGTGAATACAGGGATTGTATTTTTTCTGACATTGTTGACTGTCTTGAGAGATACACCGCATCTAAGGTCTTTAATTAATATTCTACGGTACCAATCATTCCATTGTTCTGATGTTGCTGTTAACATTGCTTCAGTGATTGCGTCACGAGCAGCATGACCAGTCAATTCACGATTCTTTAATTGATCTGCAAGATCATAAAATTCATCAGCACTCAAACCTGAGCCATCTGAAACACTTTTAGGAATATCAGCCACACCAAAGGTAATCATATTATCAAGACAATATAATAAACCTTTGACTAGACCTTCATCATCAATATATTGAGACAACATATCTTCTTTATAGAGTCGACTGTTATCTCTCTCAAGTAACTGTATTATTTTCCATGGTTCTATATTCATGAACAAAGCGCCTCAGCTATAGCTTCGCCGTCAAACTCTGATTGAATTTGAGCAAGATGCTCGGTAACTTCGTTGCCTTCTGAGAACAGCATTAATTCTGCTGCCATTGCACCAGCCTGTTCGCGAGTTAATTGTATATGACCTTGCCAAGGTGGTGTTAACTGAATGCATGTTCCTCGGTCTTCTCCACCAAAGAAACGCGTTTGTTGAATATCTGTCGTTGGAACAGTTCTCAATTCAGTACTCATAATATAAACCTTTTCAATTAATTAATACAACCATTATAATCTATATCATAATGAATGTCAAT